CTACAACATCATGGAGACTGCGGTCAAGCATGAATTTGGTTTCGACGATCTCGACATCAACTGGTATGGTAGAGAAACGTTAGGAGGAGAGCGAGTATGAGTTATTGTCCCCTGTCTTGTAGTCAGCATGGTAATATGCCTTGCTGTGAAGGAAGTAATTGTGAGCTAACTGATGAGGCAGGCAACTGCCTCATCAAGCAGGCTTTGGCGTGCTATGTTCAGGATAAACGAGAAGAGCGCGCCGCAAGAGAATCTATTGCTAAAGGTTCTATGGGATTATTTGGCGACCTTTTTGGAGAAGCATTACATCCCAAGCAGTATGACAGTTTTGGTTCTGTAAAAACCAGTGAGCCTGCCACAGGCGTCGGCTATTGATTTTTCAAAAAAAATATGATATAATATTTATAAGGAAGGTGGATGATGCTATGAATAAGGTTTTGATAACATATTTTATGGAAGCTCATGTAAGCCAATCTGGAACAGGTGTTGGCGCAACGCATATAGTCTTTTATGATACACTTGAACATCTGTATCAGTATATCGAGCATGAAATGTATATGAACTCATTACTGAAGTTGCCGGAAGGCGAATCAGTTGGCTTTATTCTTCATCCAGCAACCGAAGCAGATATTTATGAAAAGCCTGTTATGTGGGCTTTAGGAGAGGAAGAAGTAGATGATTAAGCATTGGGTTATTACTGGTGACACCCACGGAATGAATCCCGTGCGGGCTGGCAACATCAATCGGAATATGTCGGAGTTCAAGCCCGAAGAGACTGGTATTGTTATCCTTGGCGACGCTGGCTTCAACTTCTACCTGAATAACAGTGATTACAAGAAGAAGAAACTGTCCTGCGTTTATGGCTACACCTTCTATTGTGTTCGGGGTAACCACGAAGAGCGGCCCGAGAATCTGGGTTATCAAGTGGAATATGACCCCAATGTAGATGGCGCAGTTTATGTGGATAAAGATTTCCCTCAAATCCGGTATTTCGTTGATGGCAATGTCTATACTCTCAATAACCATAAGTGTTTGGTTATTGGTGGTGCCTATTCTGTCGATAAATGGTATCGGCTAAAGCGGGTTGAAGGTACAAAGGAACATCCTGGCTGGTTCCCCGATGAGCAGCTTACTGAGGCTGAAATGCGGGGCATTATGAATGCCACCGCCGGTAAGGAATTTGACTTTGTATTCTCTCATACTTGTCCTATGGCATGGGAGCCTCGGGATCTTTTTATCAATGGTATTGACCAGTCTATGGTTGATAAGACCATGGAAGTCTGGATGGACAAGTTGAAGGATAACTTCACTTGGAAATGCTGGTGCTTCGGTCATTATCATGCCGACCGGATTGAACGGCCTTGCGTAGAGCAGTTCTATAACGACTATGAGGACTTGGAGAATATCTGGAACCGGTGGTACGACAAAGAGACTTACTGTCTTGAGTGGTGGCTACCTAAGAGTCCTTATATGGAATGGTGGGACTTGGAACATGAAAAAAAATAAAACAAATCTGATTTTGGAAACACTGGCTTTGACGCTTTGTGCTTCTATGGCGATTGTTGTAGTTTTGGCTTTGATTGAGATTATTTTCGGTTGGGGTGTTGTCTGGGGTTGTTTTGCTCTACTATTACATCCTTTTGCGAGAAAAATTATTGAAGTCTGGCATGAGAATCACTGTTGGGATTTAGATGATTTGTGGGAGGCTTTACAAGCCGAAAAAGAGGAGCCTGGCGATTTACAGACAATCTCAGAGTATCCTTATTACTAAAAAAATAGGCTCTTGCTAGTTGCGAGAGCCTATTTTGATTTTTATAAAAAAATATGATATAATATATATGTAAAGTAAAGGATATGAGAAAGGATTTGATAAATATGGCTATTCCCGGAATTTATCCTCAGTTCCAGCATTGGTGTAAGAACACTTTGTGGTTCTACTCTGACCCTCACTTCGGTGATAAGGACCTGGCCAAGAGCATCAAGAAGAGACCTTCCGATGCTGAACATATCGCAAAAATCAATTCCAAAGTTGGTAAGAAAGATACTCTGGTTATCCTGGGCGACGTTGGTGATATTGAGTGCGTGCGGCAGCTCCGTGGTTATAAGGTCCTGATTATGGGTAACCATGACCTGGGTCGTAGCAACTATGAGCGTCAGATTATTGAGGAAATATACGACCAGGATGAATGGTCTCGTGACGAAGTCATTGTTGATATGACTAAGAAGTATCCCGGTTGGAAAATCTGGGTCACTGAGCAGTGGGAGTTCCACGCTCCTTTTCAGAGATGGGTGGCTCATGCCGATAACTGCCTCTTTGACGAGGTCTATGAGGGCGCTCTGATTATCGGTGAGAAGATTATTCTGACTCACGAACCCGTTGATATTCCCTGGCTGTGGAACTTCCACGGTCATGACCATGCTGGCGCCTTCCGTGCCAACCATACCAATGTTTGTTCCGATGCTTGTGGCTATGAACCTCTGCATCTGAACTCTTTCCTCAACAAATTCGGTATTTCTTCCAAGATCACTTCTATTCACCGCATGACCATTGACGGCGCCATTGAGCGCAAGGCAAAGCGCGGTGGTAAGAAGATCGGTGAAAAGAAGAAAAAGACTTGTGAGAACTGTGCCAAGGGTACCCCTCGACTGAATGTAGGTGGCGTAAAAGCTAAGTCCTACTGTTCCGAGGTTCATAATTATGTTCCTTCCGACCACTACTGTAAGAAGTGGGAGGAGGCTGAATACAGTGAGTAAAATCATTATCGATACCAAAGATGTGGATGAGGTCATCCGACTTTATGGTTGTGGTGACCTCACCCGCCATGTCTTTGATGAAGTTATAAAAAGAGGAAAAGAATTGGTGTATTGTGAGGATTGCGATATGTCGCATCCTTGTATTTCACCTTTTGATAGAAAAGACTATGTAAGATGCACTTATGGACACTGTGGCGATGGTAAAGCTGAACGTCGCCACCATTACTGTTCCGCAGGAGAAAGGAGAAAAGACAATGCCTGTGAGAGATGATCTCGGCATAACTTCTTTAAAATGTCCTTATTGTAAAATTCCTATGAGATTAACTTGCGGGAATCATGGATTTAGCTATTGGTCTTGCGAAAATTGCCATAAAGAATTTGAATTTAATATTCAAACAGAGCAATTTACAGATGAAATAAATTCATAGTTGCTGTTGTCCGGTTTGCCGATTTCTTTAGCGGGTCTTAACCTTTTTTTTATAACAATGCCATAAAAAGATGATTTTTTTGGACAGAATGCCATAAAATGATTACTTCATTTCTTAAGTATAGTAGAAGATAAAAGGAGGTCTTTTTATGGGATTTATTTATAAAATTTGGAATGAAGAAAACGATAAAGTTTATATCGGTCAAACTTCAGTGGGAATAAAAACCCGTTGGTCTTCTCACTTAAAAAATCATATGACAAATAATGCTGTTATTTATAGGGCAATGCGCAAATATGGCGCTGGAGTATTTCATATTGAGCAGATAGAAGAATGCGATAATTCGTTTTTAGATGAACGAGAAAAATATTGGATTGAATATTATGATAGCTATAGAAATGGCTACAATTCAACTCCAGGAGGAACAGCATTACCCTCTGGTAAAATGTTCACAAGACTAGATGATAATATATTACATCAGCTATGGGATAAAGGATGTTCAATACAAGAAATCGCGGAAGAAACTGGATATAGTAATACTTCTATTAGAGAACATCTACAAGAGTATGAGAATTTTTCAAAAGAAGAATCTATTATCCGAGGAATTAATAAAGCAGCAAAAACTCGTTCTACGCCAATAAGTCAATGGGATTTACGAGGTAATTTTATCCAAACCCATCAATCAGCAAGTATGGCCGCAAAAGAATGTAATATTCCCAGTCAAAACATTAGTAAATGTTTAAAAAAAGAACGAGAAACTGCTGGCGGCTTTTATTGGACTTATGAAAATGAGTTACCAACAATTACTAAAAAATTATTATATCAATACGATAAGCAAGGTAATTTAATTCGCACATTTCAAAATAAAACTGAAGCATCAAAAACCTTAGGTTTAGATAGCGGCAGTATTGCGAAAGTGTGCCAAGGAAAGAGAAAAACCTGCGGAGGATATATTTGGAGGGAAGAATAATATGAGTATTAATGACCAGCTAGGCCAGAGAATGAAAACTTTCTACGAGCAGGTGCCGAAAACCCGTTTGGTGAGGCGAATGCCCGTCGCAATTCGCATTGACGGTAAGGCCTTCCACACCTTCACCAGAGGCTTCCAAAAGCCGTTTGATGAGGTTCTGGGTAACGCCATGGTAAGAACGATGGAATACCTGTGTAAGAATATCCAGGGTTGTGTGTTTGGCTATACCCAGTCCGATGAAATCACCCTGCTTCTGATCGACTATAAGCAGTTGAATAGCGAAGCCTGGTTTGACTATCAGACTCAGAAGATGTGCTCTATTGCTGCTTCTATGGCAACTATGGCTTTCAACCGCTATTTCAATGAAGAGTTCAATAAGTGGTTTGATAAGGCTTCCACCTGCGAACATACTCACAGTATGAGTATTGGTGATTGGAATCTATATCATGCCTATGCCAAGTCCATTGAGAAAGGGGCAATGTTCGACGCTCGTGTCTTCTCCATTCCCAAGGAAGAAGCCACTAATCTGGTCTATTGGCGCCAGTTAGACGCTACCCGCAACTCCATTCAGATGGTCGGTCAGGCAAAATTCTCTCACAATGAACTCCAGGGTAAGAGCTGTAATATGATTCAGGATATGTTGCTGACTCAGCGAGATATTAACTGGAATGATTATCCCACTCGCTGGAAGCGTGGCGTCGCCTGGAAGAGAAGTATCGGCGTTGACTATGATATGCCTATCCTCAAGGGTGAAGACCGTAAGTACGTGGATGAAGTGATTTTTGTAGGAGAGTAATATGAAAAGAACTATTGCTTTCTTACTGATTCTGTCTTTGATATTTGCTTTGTGTGGATGCTCACTCCATAAAGCAAATATCGTAAGCACAACTTCTGAACAAGTAGATGCTGTTGTCTATAAAACTTCAGTAAATACTCGTTGGGGTTATCACTATATTCACGTCGCATATGGCCCAGCCGCAAATGCTTGGCTTGATGAAAATTTTGGCCTATATGACTATTATAAAGACCATTTAGGTGAAACAATTCGTTGCTATTTGGTCACCCAAGAGTATGATGATGGTAGCGTAAAATATACTCTCGTCTATAATGAAACATTACATAAAAGCATTCCTGAGGGCGAACCCATTCACCCCGAAGATTACACATTTCCAGAAGGAGTAGAATAAATGAAGACAAGAAATCTGATTTTCGCAATTCTGTGGGCACTGCTCGCAATTGCAATGATTGTATGTGCGGTCGCCCAGTTCTATGCGGCAGAATATATGTTTGCTGTAATTGCCGCTATGGCTTTTGGCTGTGATGCTTATAGTGCCTGGGTTCATTTCGGACACTGGCTTGAATATCGCAAAACATTGAAGTCCGAATAAAATATAAGCCCTTCCAGTTAGGAAGGGCTTATTTGATTTTTATAAAAAAATATGATATAATATTTATAGAAAATGTAAAGGAATGATAATATGGTATATAAAATGGTTCCCCACTTTTGGGTCGGTGATTTTGAAACAGAACTTCTAAATCGCTTCGGTCATGATTTTATGAAGAAAGTCGATGACCTGCGAATGTTCCTCTTTGATGATCGATATATGAACGATGTTTCTGTCGATTATCATATCGATGAACTGGAAGTTTATGAAGGCCATGAGTGGCAGGATCCCGAGCGTATCGAACTGGAAAATGCTATCAAGTTATTCCTGCAAGAAATGTTCCCCGGACATAATTATGTGCTGATTGACGTTATGTGGTAAGGAGGCCGATAATATGGAAGAGAATGTAATTATCATGGAAGATGAGGCCCAGGAGGCACTCAATGACTTTGAGGCAACTGCAAGTGATGTGGTTGTTCTCGATGGTGTAAAGGCTTATCTAAAGTCTATCGGTAATCATCCTCGTCTGAACTTCGAGCAGGAGAAAGAGCTGAGTGCTCGTGCGTTGAATGGCGATCAGGATGCTATCAACGAACTGGTAAGCTGTAATCTGCTTCTGGTAGTTCCTATTGCCAAGAGATACTATGGATGCGGCCTGCCTCTGCTTGACCTTATTCAGGAAGGCAACCTCGGCTTGATTACTGCGGCGAAGAAGTATGATGGCACCAAAGGTTGGAGATTCTCTACCTATGCAACTTACTGGATTCGTCAGTCCATCTCCCGTGCGCTGGGTGACCAGTCCCGCACCATTCGCATCCCCGCAAACATGGTTGAACTTCTAGGTAAGGTTCGTAAGGCAACTAATGAACTGACTATCAAGTTCAAGCGTCAGCCTACTGATGAAGAAATCGCCA